GGCTCTGGGGCGAAGACTTGCGGCGCTTCTTGGCACGGTTTTGGGACAATCTCAGCTTTAAAACCACTGCATCAACGCCGACAGAAAATGGCGTTTTGCTGTGGGACAACGTAAACGGCTATCCAGTTATTTCAAAGAACAACGAATGGCGGCAGATTGTTTTGGGCGATGGCTATGCAATCTTTAACCAAGACGTCGACATCACAGCAGCTGCGGCTGACACAGCTTACAAAATCGCTTTTGACGATATTGTATCAGAAGGCATAACCCTCACTGGGTCGCCTTTGACTGAGATAACTTTTCTCGAAGGCGGCTTGTATGAAGTTGCGTTCACGGCGCAGATAAACAGTTCATCGGGCAGCGCTGTGAATTTTAGATTTTGGCCGCGCGTGAATGGGACAAATGTAGCTGGCAGCACAATCGTCGCAAGTTTGCACAATAACGGCGCAACGATAGTGGTATCGCGGACGTCAATCTTTACTTTTGCCGCTAACGATGTGTTGTGCGCAATGTGGGCGGTAGACAGCACTAATGGAAGCCTAGAAGCACACGCTGCAACGGCCTATGCCCCCGCATCACCTTCTGCCACTTTGGTCATTATGCGAGTGCAGGGATGACGCTATTTGAGCATTGCCGTAAATGGATTGAAGATGCTCTGGGCTATAGCGGCGGCACTCACGCCTTTCAGGATGTTGTCGATGGCGTCTTGAGCGGGCGGATGCAATTGTGGCCCGCAGAAAGGGGGTGCGCTGTCACTGAGATTGTGCTATACCCTAAGAAAAGTGTCCTGCACGTTTTTTTAGCTGGCGGTGAAATGGAAACGATCATCAACATGATTGATTCTGCCGTTGCTTGGGGAAAAACACAGGGCTGCACATCAATGACAATTGCTGGACGCCGTGGCTGGGAGCGAGTTCTTGCAAAGCACGGATACAAGCCAGTGATGACAGTGTTGGAAAGGGACTTCGAATGAGCGGTGGCGGCGATAAAGGCGGATCAACAACATCAACGGTCAAAATTCCTGCTTGGCTCGAACAAGCGGCACAGGCAAATATTCGACGCGCTGAAGATGTGGCCGCGATTGGTAATGTTCCATACTACGGCCCAGACGTTGCGGCTATGACGCCAATGCAGATGTCAGCGGGTCAGGGCATCAACACAGCGGCAGGGGCGTTTGGTCTTGGGACCAATGACCTGTCAATGGGTATGCCCGCACCACAGACCTTTGCTGGCGGTGTGCAGGGCTATAGCTCCGGCGGTCTGTATGATCAGGCTTTGCGCGAATTGCAAATGCGCGCCCCGGGTCAATATGACGCCATCACGGGTATGTTCATCAACCCGCAAACTGGTGCAGCGCCTCTTAGCTTTGGGCAGAATGTCCCGCCGATTGCCATGCCCAATTTGCCCGCTCCAGTGTCGTATGGCGATGGTGGCGGCGGTGGCGGCGGGGGTCTGGCGTTTGGCGCTCCTGCTGGTGGCGGAAGCCTGTCTGGCCTAGCAAGCACGGTTGGCTCCTATATGCCGGGCGGCGTGAACACCAGAAACCCCGGCAGCTTGTTTAACACAGGCGCGGCTGCTGCGCGTAATCTTGTCAGCCCGCAACGTGAGCCAACCGTTGCAAATCGGCCTGCCCCAACAAATCGGCAAACGGCTTCTAAGCCTAGCAACGCAACTCGGAGATAATCATGGCAGGCGGCGCAAATCCTCAGAACGTCCAAACGCCAAACTTCGGCGGGAACGTGTTTCAGCAATCCCAACAGGCGCTCACAGGCGCTTTGCAGGGAACGACTGCGGCTGGCATGAACCAGCCTGACATCATGTCATTTCAGAACCCCTACACGCAACAGGTCATTGATGCGTCAATGGCTGATCTGGAGCGTCAACGCCTGATGCAGCAAAACCAACTTGGCGCACAGGCAACGGCTGCAAATGCTTTTGGCGGATCGCGTCAAGGCATTGCAGAGGCTGAAACCAATCGTGCCTTTGCACAGCAGGGCGGTCAGCTTGCATCTGGTCTGCGGATGCAGGGCTTCAACACGGCTTTGGGCGCTGCACAAAATCAGCAACAGCAGCAGCTAAATGCGGCAGGTCAGTTGGGCAACTTGTCGCAGCAGGGCTTCAACATGGGGCAGTCGATCAACCAACAGCAACAGCAGTTTGGCACAATGCAGCAGGCCATCAATCAGGCTTTGATTGATGCGGCCCGCAATCAATACGCTGGCTTTGCTGGTGCGCCGGGGCAATCACTGACATATCCTCTGGCGGCGCTTGGTGCTGCTAACATGGGCCAGCAGACGCAGACCGCACGGAACCAGCCCGGCTTGTTCAACTATCTATCCTTGGGTCTTGGGGCGCTATAATGGGCGTGATGGATTGGGCCAATGCTATCGCAAGCATCGAAAGCGCCGGAAGCGGTGACTATTCGGCGCTTGGCCCAATTACTGCCAAAGGCAATCGTGCTTATGGTCGCTATCAGGTCATGGACTTCAACATCGGCCCGTGGACTGAAAAGTATCTCGGTCGGCGGTTAACGCCAGAGGAGTTCTTGGCAAGCAAGGAAGCACAGGATGCGGTTTTTGCTGGTGAGTTTGGCGGCAATGTTGAGAAATACGGCAACCCGCAAGACGCTGCATCTGTTTGGTTCACAGGCAAGCCTGTAGCCACGGGCGGCAACCGCAAGGACATTCTTGGCACAACTGGCAGCGGATACGTCAACAAGTTCAACGAGGCGCTAGGCCAAACGCCTATGCCGAATGCAAGTTTCGCCCCGCCAATGCAGACTGCAAGTTTCGCTCCGCCTATGCAAAATGCTTTCCAGCAAGACCCGCTTGAAGGCATGGGGCTGCTATCACGGTTTGCTGCAAGTCGCGGCATCTCACAGAATGCTGATGCTGCACCTATCGTAAACCTGTTTAACATCTTAACGCAGAAGAAAGACCCGCGCCTTGCCGCAGCTGTAAAGGCTCAAGGCGGCTTGTTTGGATTTTTGGGGGGCTAAATGGCTATCACACTTGACGATCTGCGCCGTGCTGGGATTGGCACAAATGGCATGAACCCTAACGTGATCCAAGTGCCGGATTTGTCCATTCGTGGGCTACCTCAAAACACTCCAGCACTACCGCCCGCACTACCTCCTCCGCCTGCACCACAGCCTCGCCGTGGGCTTCTAGGTGGCTTGTTTGGCCCAGAAGGTCGTGATGCCCGCGCCCGCCTTGCCATCGGCCTTGAGGGGCTGACGATGAACCCGAACCAAGCGATGATCGGGCAGCTTCAAAGCGGCATCGAAGAACGCAAAATGGACGCAGAACGCAACCGCACGTTGGAATATTTGTCAAAACTTAACACGCCACAAGCAGCACGGGCTTTGGAGTATGCACAAGCCACTGGGGATGTGGTTACAGCGCTTAAGATGGCGCTGACGCCGCAGGAAGAAACTGGCCGAGTGCTTGATGCTGCAACTTTGCGCGAAATGTATCCGGGTGCTAAGATTGAAGATGGCCTTTACAGCCTAAAACCAGACGGCACCCTTACTAAGGTGGGCGGCGGCGGCACAAACATCAATATGCCGGGTGCGGCAGCGATTGGAACTATCCCGCCGGGGTATGAGGTCATCCAAGATGCAAACGGCAACAATGTTCTGCGGTTAATCCCCGGCGGGCCGGCCGCCACCGAAGCTGGGCTTGTCGAAACCCAAAATGCGTCACTCGCAGCCGCTGCTGGAGACTCGATTGCGCTTATTGATAGTGTTATGAGTGACCCAAACTTGGGCGCAGTTACTGGCATGATACAAGGCCGATTGCCACCTATTACACAAGGGGGAACTGATCTCGTTAGCAAAATTGACCAGATGCAAGGTCAAGCATTCCTAACGGCATTCCAATCATTGAAAGGTGGCGGGGCAATCACCGAACGTGAAGGTCAAGCAGCATTGAACGCAGTGGCGCGTTTGCAGCGCACCCAAAGTCAAGAAGCCTTTCAGGAATCTCTGCGAGAACTTCGGACAATTATTGATCGCGGCAAGCGCCGACTTGAGGGTCAGAATATTCCCGAAAGTGGTGGGATTGAAGTTGGGGAGCCTTACTAATGGCCGATAAAATTTATCCCGTCACCAAAGACGGCGTTACATTTGAAGTGCGGGCCGCAAGCCCCGAAGAGGCTAAAAACAAAGCGATGGCAACTGATACTTCTGCCGTGGCTCGGATCATTAACCGTGCGGGCGACACTCGCGTTTTTGAGCGGCCTAACGGCCAGCGCTATGTTGTTTCGCCAAACTTTAGCTCGACAGACCCAGCCGCAGTTGAAAAGGCTTTGGCGGGAATGGCTGGAAGCGCAATATCTCGCGGGTCTATGCAGGAAAGTATGTTGCAGCAGTATCCAATGACATCGAAAGCAGTTGAATATGTGCGCGGCATACCACTTGCCGGGTCACGTCTTGATGAAGCAATGGGCGCAGTGTTTGGTCCACAGGCAGAAACTGGCGTTCGTGCGCTTTCAGGGGCAATGCAAGAACAGCGACCCAAAGAAACGATGGCTCTCAACCTACTTGGCGGGGTAACGGCAACTGCTCCGCTTGCTTTGCTAAAGCCAATTCAGGCTTTAGGTAGCACTATTGTTGGCCAAGGTCCGCGCATTGTTCAAGCCGGGCGCGCTGCACTGGCAGGCATGGGATTTGGAGCCACAGAGGGTGGCATCTATGGGTCTGGTGAAGGCACAACGCCCCAAGAGCGTTTGTCAAATGCCGCCACTGGCGCAAAATTCGGCGGCGCTGTCGGCGGACTTCTGGGCTTTGCTGGCCCATATGCCGAGGCTGGCGTCAAGAATGTGGTTTCAGCTTTCCGATCCAACGACATTGGCACAATTGCAACTACGTTTGGCATTTCCTCAAATGCTGCCCGCGTCATTAAAAACACGTTTGAAATGGGTGGAGACATACAAGCAGCCATTCAGCGCCTAATGAAAGCTGGCGACGATGGCATGGTTGCAGACGCTGGCCCAGCTGGTCAGGCATTGCTTGACGCCGTTGCAGCGTCTGGCCCAGCGGCATCAGCATCGGCCCGCGGCCCAATTGATCAGCGCATGGTAGACACGGCACAGCGGCTTGACACAGGTTTGACTGGTTTGCTTGGAATGCCAGCAGAAGGGCCAGTTACTGCCGTTGGGGAGATCATGTCGCGCACGGCTACGCAGCGCACAGACCTCTATGGTAAAGCATACCAGACGCCAATCGACTATTCTGCGCCATCTGGGCAGAACATTGAGTCAATCATCCGAAATCGCATTGAGCCTGATGTTTTGATAACTGCTATCAGAGAGGCCAATGCTGAAATGGCTGATCGTGGCATGGTTAACCAACAGATCATGGCGCAAATCGGTCCTGATGGGCTTGTAAAGTTTGTTGAAATGCCAAATGTTCAGCAACTTGACGAATTGAAGAAAGCATTAGACCAGCTTTCGCGCAATGCAAAGAAAACGGAAGGGCTTGTTTCCATAGAAACATCGCAAAGCCGCCGCTATGCCCGTCAGGCTGGGGACATCCGAGATGCAGTTGTTGAAGCTACAGGTGGCCAACAGGGAACCTACGCTCAAGCATTGAAGGTTGGTGGCGACACCATCCAAGAGCGCAACGCCTTTGGACTTGGTGAGCGTCTTCTTAGCCCAAGCACCCGTGTTGAAGATGTTATGCTAGACCTTGGCAAGACGCCTTCCAATGCACAACTTGAGGCAGCGCGGCGAGGCCTGCGCACACGCATTGAGCAAATCGTTGGCGATGTGAAGCGCATTCCAAGCGATCCAAACCTTGACGCCCGTCAGGCGCTGGCAACTTTGCGCGAGATGGGCAGCGACAACGCCCGCGAAAAGATTAAACGGCTTATGGGTCCACAAGCTGACGAAATCTTCCGCCTGCTTGACGAGGCAGGGGTTGCTGCGGAAACACGCGCCGCAATGGCTGTAAACTCACGAACAGCCGTGCGTCAGGCAACGCAAGAAGACATTGCGCAGATGACTGCGCCGGGGGTTGTCGGTCAAGCACTACGGGCAGAGCCAATAAACACAACCAAAAAACTTATTCAGGCTGTGACGGGCTACACGGATGAGTTTACTGTGCAACAACGGCAGCGAATTTATCAAGATTTGGCCCGCGCATTAACTGAGCGGCGCGGACCCGAAGCTGTAGCAGCTTTGCGTGTCCTTGATGTTGCGATGAAGGGCCAAAAGCTAACAGACGCACAAACTGAAATGCTTGCCAAGTTGGTGAGCAGCGCGCTTATTTCTGGCACTGCCCCATCGGCAGGACGCGAAACGGCGCAACAATTTGGAGAGCAATAACACAAATGCAGCCCAAAGCCCTCACAGATGACGAAATCCAAAACACCATCACCAATGCGGTGCGTGAGGCTGTTGATTTTGTTGAAAGCGAAATTGCGCCAGATCGCATCCGCGCTCAGAAATACTTCGATGGCAAGTCTGCTGTTGACTTCGAAGAAGGTCGGTCAAAGGTTGTTGCTACAAAGGTGCGTGATACGATCCGCGCAATCAAGCCAGCCTTGATGCGGGTGTTCTTGCAGTCTGACAAGCCTGTGGAGTTTATCCCTAACTCCCCGCAATCCGTCATGGGCGCAGACCAAGCCACCAAGTATGCCAAATATGTCTTTGAGCGGAATAACGGCTTCCGTGTCTTGTCCGATGTGTTCCACGATGCGCTGATCAAAAAGGTTGGCGTGGCCAAGGTTTACTATGACGAAGTGCCACAGGTTGAGATCGATGAATACAGCGACCTGACGCCTGAACAGCTTGCGTTTATTGAAGATGATCCAGAGTCGGAAATCATCTCTCAAGAGGAAGAGATTGTTGCTGAAGCTGTGATTGATGAAATGGGCATCGAAATCCAGCCGCGCATGGCAAGCTATGAACTGCGCGTTGCCCGCACATCGGTCAAAGGCCAAATCAAAATCCAAAGCGTTGCGCCGGAAGACTTCTTTGTTGATCGCATGGCTGTCAGCATCGATGATTGCTATGTCTGCGGTCACACCAGCGAAGCGCGAGTTGGCGATCTGGTGGCGATGGGCTTTGACTTTGACACCGTTTATGACCTTGCCGGATCGTCAGATGGCACGGTTGATGACGAGGAGGAAATGGCTCGTCGCGGCTGGGATGACAACAACGACAACGAAAATGCCGCTGATCCGTCCATGCGGAAGGTGCAAATGACCGAAGCCTATATGCGGATGGACATCGAAGGCACAGGCGTCCCGCGCATGTATAAATTCATCTGCGCTGGCAACGATTACGAAATCCTTGACTATGAACTGTGCGACTATGTGCCTTTCGCCATCTTTGAGGTTGACCCAGAACCGCACACGTTCTTTGGGCGCTCCTTGGCTGAGATTGTGATTGAAGACCAAGACGCGTCGACATCGCTTCTGCGCGGCCTGCTTGACGGCCTAGCAATGGCAAACAACCCCCGTGTTATGGCTGTGACAAATATGGTCAACATGGACGATCTGCTGAACAACGAGATCGGCGGGATTGTCCGCGTTAAGGACATCAACGCGCTGCGTGAGTTTGCGATTGGGAATGCCGCCACGGCTGCTTTGCCAGCGATCCAGTTTTACGACGAGGCTATCCGTGCCAAGACAGGCGTCACAGGGGCCGCTATGGGCATGGATGCTAACGCCTTGCAGTCGCAGACAGCCGCAGGCGTGAATGCTGCTGTGCAGGCCGCTTCCGCAGTCTCTGAGTTGATCGCCCGCAACCTTGCAGAAGGTGGGATGCGCCAGATGTTCCGCCTGATTGCACAGATCGCCCGCGCCAACCCAAACCCAGACGAGATGATGCGCCTAGACGGGCAGTTTGTGCCTGTTGACCCGCGTTCATGGACGAGTGACTTGGACTTGGTGACAAATGTTGGTCTAGGCAACAATCACCGGGATGATCGCATTGCGGCGCTGCAAATGACTATGCAGACGCAGATGCAAGTGTGGCAGGCTTATGGCCCAACTAACGGCATTGTTACCATGACGGGCATTCGCAACACTCTGGCGGATATTCTGGGCATGGCTGGCATCCACAACGCTGATCGTTACTACAACCAGATGAACCCGCAGATTGAACAGCAGCTGATGATGCAAGCTGCACAAGCGGCACAGGGTCAGCAACCGCAACAACCATCTGACCCGAACATGGCTTTCTTGCAATCTGAGCAGATGAAAACGGCCACACGCGCACAGGTTGACATGGCGAAGGTGCAGCTAGACGCAGAGAAAATGCGGGTGGATGATGACCGCGAGCGTGACCGCATGGCCCAAGACCTTGCAATCAGGGCTGGGGAACTGCTAGCAAAGACGGGCGTTCAGTTAGATTTGAACGCAATCAAGCGTGAACAGCAAATGCCGAGGATGCAATTTGTCCCTAATCAAACAACGGGCCTCTGAGGCGAAGACACTCCTAGCCGATCACGTTTTCAAAGCCGTGATCGGTGAAATCCGCGATGATGCGGTGGGGGTGTTTTTGGACGCAACTTGTGATATAACGAGAGTAGCGGCGGCTCACGCAAGTGTTCGCGCCGTCCAAGTAATTCTTGACGCCCTCCAAGCGAGATTAGACGCCGAGGCCGTTGAGGCAAAACAGGATCGGGACCGTGCAAACGACTGACACAATCGAAGCGGCTGTTGATAGCCTGCTTGCCCCTGCGAAGGATGAACCCAAAGCCGAAGTAGCGGTAGAGGATGAACCAGAGGAGCAAATTGAAGCGGATGACGAAGACGCCGCTGAATATTCCGAAGATGAGGGTGAAGAACCTGATTTAACGGATGACGAGGATGAGGAAAGCGAAGAAACTGACGTTCCAAAGACGCCTACCCTTTACGCTGTCAAAGTTGATGGCGCAGAAAA